GTTTTTATACTCTATGGGGTATTGTAAACAAGGTAAGACCTGCCAATATAAATATCCATACGGAGTTAAGGCTGCTTATGAAGGAAGGATTCATTGAGGATGTAGAGAAAGGTGTCCTCACAGGTAAAGGTAACAAGCTAGTAGAAGATGCATCTAATGCATTCGGAAACATGCGGGCTTTAGCTGATAGGGTAGCAGTACTTAACGATGATGATAATGTTACGGCTTATATTAACATGTTTCCAAAAGGTAAATTACCTAGCGGTAAACCTGCACGTCTCCCTAAGAATGATATAAAGAAATGTTTCGATTGGTTCTTTAAGAACTATGACTATAGTTGGGAAACAATACTAAGTGCTACGGCTTACTACCTAGATACTTATGAGAAAACTAACTTTCTTTATATGAAGAACTCCCAATACTTTATCCGTAAACAAAATATAGATAAAACCTGGGAGTCTGAGCTAGCTGGATACTGTGAGATCATCTTAAATGGTGGTCATAACGAAGATGATAATCATATACAAGAAAAAGTAGTATGAAAATGCAAAGAAAATTAGTCTATCTAGAAATGCTTTTAGTATCAGTAGCTTTATCGCTTATATGCTGGTTAGTTATTGATACTTTTATTGTTGATATCTCATATATTTGTTCATTAATTCTTGAATTTTTATTTGTGGGATCCTACAAATTGTATAATTTTATAATCCGAAAAGTCCTCGGACCTAGTAGGGCTTAATTACCGTATACATGTCAGAAATCGCAAAGCCCTGGAAAGGGCAAAAGGATGGTTTTGTCCAAGCTCTTCATTATATGAAGGGTAGGAAGGATGGTGCTATAAAAAGTATTAAAACTCCTTGGGCAAAGTTCAATGATGCGGGAACTGACGGTATTGAATGGAACACCCTAACTGTTATTGCAGGTAGGTCCGGTGCTGGTAAAACTCTAGTCAAGGATAATATTATTAACCAAGCTTTTGTCCTGAATAAAGGGCAGAGCTTTAGAGTTTTAGAATTTCAATTTGAAATGATGGCACGTGTTACCGCGCTAAGAGAATTCTCTAGCGTCGTCGGTAAATCGTATAAGTATTTGTGTAGTGCTGATGCGCCTATAGCAGACACAGATTTACAAGCATGCTATGACTATGCTAAAGAAAGAGTAAGATATCCAATCGACGTTGTGGAAAAACCAAGAACGGTATCTGAAATCAAGACTATTATTGAAATGTATATGGAAGAACACGCATCTGTTATAGATGATGTTAAGACATATACTAATACAATAGTTACTCTTGATCACTCCTATCTTGTTAAGCAAGCTACGTATGAGAAAGATAAACATGAGATGCTCTATAACTTAAGTGAGATGCTAACTGAAGTTAAAAGAAAGTATCCTATATCTTTTATCATTCTTAGTCAGCTTAATAGGAACATAGACACTCCCGAAAGAAATGAAGATGGTAGAGCTGGGAACTATATCCTTACTTCTGATTTGATGGGGGCTGATGCATTATTACAGCATGCCGATATACTTGTAGGCATAAACAGACCGGGATATTTTAAGATTCGCTATTACGGTCCTGACAGGTATATCATTGATAATGAAAACATTATGGTTATGCACTTCCTGAAATGTAGGAACGGGGATACCAGAATGAGTTTCTTTAAATGCGAATTTGAGAAGATGAGCCTATTAGAAATACCGGCTCCTCCGAGACAAGAGAAACGATTAAATACAAGATGATGGCTATTAAAACAGAAAAACTAGACAGAAGAGCTCGTACTAAAGAGCTCCGCGAATACCATGAAGAAACGTTTGAGAAACTAGGTATCGCTGATGCTATATATGTACCGACTCTAGCTTATAAACCTATTGGAAAAGACGGTAAGCATATCGCTTTGTTCCCTAGTCAGCTTAAACTTAAACAAGATTTGTATTTGGAGTTTGTTAGTAAGGAGATGGAATGCGAAGATCCACAGCGTACTCTATATAAATGGAAGTTCAATCCATATTATTTAGAAGAGTACGAATGTATTCAAAGTGAGGATAATATCAGTGAACGATATCTTGTTCCTGTATCCGAACTTACTCGTGTTGAAGTACCTGCTGAAGAAGTTCAAACTAATACAGGTTCAGTATTAAGTTTCGATGGTTTTGATGAGATTATGGATGTAGATCAAGACGCTCCATTTGATCAACTTACTATTAGAGATTTAGCTGCAATAATGTGGAACAAAAAGGTTAGTAAAAAGAAATGGTTAAATGATTTAATTAAGTAAAATGGAAATCAAATTACCTACAGGAAAGGTTCCTGCCGCTCACAAGAGTCCAAAGAACCTGATTATTTTTAGTAAGCCTAAAGCTGGTAAGACAACTTTACTTTCTCAATTAGATGACTGCTTAATTCTAGATCTAGAAAACGGTAGCGACTATGTTGATGCAATGAAAGTTAAAGCTACAAGCTTGGCTGAAGTAAAGCAAATAGGAGCAGCAATAAAAGAAGCCGGTAATCCGTATAAGTATGTTGCTGTAGATACCATCACTGCATTAGAAGAGATGTGTATACCTTATGCTGAAGAACTCTATGCCCGTTCTCCGATGGGTAAGAATTGGCTAACCGAAGGAAAGCCTAAACATGGTAGTCTTCTTAACCTACCAAACGGTGCCGGTTATCCCTGGCTAAGGGAAGCCTTTGTAAAAGTTATTGATTATATCAAGACTTGGGCACCAAGAACTATCCTAGTAGGTCACGTTAAGGATACTCTTCTAGAGAAGAATGGTTCTAACTTTACATCTTTAGACTTAGCTCTAACAGGTAAGTTAAAACTTATAGCGACATCTAATTCAGATGCTATCGGCTATCTTTTCAGAAGAGGTAACAAAAATATTTTAAGTTTTAAAACTACAGATGAGATAGCATGTGGTGCTAGACCTGAACATCTACGAAACAAAGAGATAGAAGTATCCGAGTTAGTAGACGAAACTGTAGTGGTAAACTGGGACAAAGTATTCATAGATTAAATTTAAAAAAATGATTAGTACAAAAAACATCGACACGGGTAGCGGTAGCTCTATCCCAAAAACATTAGCGCCTGGTGTACAGGTCGTAAAGATTAACAGTATTTCTTTATCTGAAGTTCCTTATAAGAAAGGAGCATTTAATCTACTACTAAATGTAGAGGGCCCAGATATGGGAGAAGAATTTGAAGGCTTCTTTATTGACAAAGATGATCCTACTAAAGGTCGTTACAAAGGTCAAGTGGGTAGAGTCAGATTCAGCGAGTATCCCTATTCAGATGGTGAGACTAAGTCTGGTATTATTATCCGTAGAGATGTAGAGATTGTTAAAGCTATTAGCAATTTGTTTAAAGCTTTACATATCGGCGACTGGGTTAATGAACAGGATAATAAACACGCCACGATTGAAGACTTTATTAATCAGCTAGAGATTGACAAACCTTACAAAGGTAAACATCTAAGAATGTGTATAGCGGGCAGAGAGTATACTAATAAAGATAACTATACAAATTTTGATTTATATTTACCGAAGTGGTCTAAGGAAGGATTAGCATATGAGAATGCTAACGTAGAGGAGCAAGCAAGTAAGGTTGTTAAATTTAATAATGATATCCACATTAAAAGAAGTAAGAGCGAAACCGTTCAATCTTTTGGTGATGGTACTCCTACTACAAGTAATGTAGCTGGAGATTTTGAATTGTAAAATTAACGGGGGAGACATCTAGTTTCCCCCACTTAATTTTGTTGTTATGATTAGTACAAGATTTCTTATATCAGATGTATCAGAAGTCCCATCAGTATGGGCTTTTGAATTTTATTGTAAACTAGATGAGAAACTAACTGGTCAAACGATAAAGATTAAATCTTTATTTAATCCAGCAGAGAGAACCCCTAGTTTTGTAATCTATTGTAAAGATGGTAAGTATCTATTCAATGATTTCTCTACAGGTACAGGTGGTAACTTTCTAAGACTTGTATCAGAACTAAACAAGATAGAATATTTTGAAGCTATTCAAAAAGTAATTCAAGACTATAATGAATTTCTATTGAAGAATGGCGGAGAGTATTCTCTTAATTCTTTTAAGAAGCAGGCTAGTTATAAAGTAACATCCTACAACAAAAGGGATTGGACAAACCTAGATGCTGATTTCTGGACAAGATATGGTATAGACTCTAATACTCTTGCTAAGTATAATGTTATTCCTATCTCTAGCTATGAGATGGAAAAGGTTAATGATAACGATATAGATAAGCTGACTATTAGAGGTAACTATATTTATGGCTATTTGAGAGATGACGGATCTGTCTATAAGATATATCAACCTAAGGTAAAGGAACATAAGTTTCTTAAGGTTAAGAACTACATCCAAGGTACTGACCAGTTAAAGTTTGATCAGCCTAATCTTGTAATCTGTAGTTCTCTTAAAGATGCAATGTGCTTTACCAAGTTTGGTTATAACGCAGAAGTAGTAGCACCAGATAGTGAGAATACAATTATCCGTAGAGAGGTTATGGATATTTATAAGATAAAGTATAAGAGTATCTGTACTTTATTTGATAATGATGAGGCCGGTATTAAAGCTATGAAAAAATATAAAGAAGCTTATGGTATTCCGCCGGTCCATCTAAAGTTAGAGAAGGATTTATCCGACTCTGTAAAAGAACACGGGATAGAAAAAGTAAGAGAGTTCTTACACCCTTTATTAAAAGAAGCATTAAAGAAATGAGTTGGATATATCAGCATAAAGAATTCACCGAGGACATGATTCCTGAGGGTG